TTCAGGTTACTATTTGCCAGCGCACATTTACAACAAATTCTCATAGTGGACCAGTAAGGTCTCTTGGAGGGGCAGAACTTCAATGAATGGTCGCGTAGGCGAAAACAAGGAGGAACAAGAACGTCAAGATGCAATTGAAACTTTATGGATTAAGGAGAAACAATGAAAGAAGTAATCGATCCTGTCGGTCAGAAGGTGTTCTTCCCTGTTGCCAGTCGGGTATTCGACCCACCGGCCAATGTGCCAACAAACTGTACGCTTCGTATGGGCGAAGGCTCATACGAGGTAGTTGATTCCCAAGGTGTTGTTCTTTCCACGGGACGCATTATCGAAACGAGGAAACCTGATGATCTCTAGACGCGGGTTCATTGGAAGTGTTATCGGGGCTTTCATGGCCCAAGACTTCTTTGCTCGACTGGAAACCGAACCATTCCAGTTTGAAGAGGTCAAGAAGTACCCGTACAGGCTACTCTTTCGAGAGGCAAACTATGATAAGGTGATCCAGGCGACACCTATCGTGGACATCGTGCCTTACAACGATGGATTACAAAAAGGTTGGCGATTCGTTGCCGGCCATTTTGATTGTACTCAAATCTTAACGGTTAGGGGTGCAATTCTCGTTGACGAACGCGGTCGTGTCATTGGCGAGAACAAGTTCGCCTGTGACGTGTGTACCATCAGCGGAGACCAATTGAATGTCACGTACTCGTTGTCTGCTGACCACGGATTGGGCGTTCAAACGGCCGACGAACTGGCTGCAATGTACCTGGAACCACGATTGAAAATCAGGAACAACTACAACGTGTCCAAAACTGAGGCCCAGGAATTCCTGGAAGATTACCGGAGGAAACATGGTTGAGGACATCCAATTCATGACCCGTCAGGAACTCAAGAACGAGGTCACTCGCTTGAGGAACGGCATACGTGAACATCGTGACGCCCACGGGAACGCTCGATGCCATATCAACAACACGAAGCTCTACGCAATGCTTCCTGAGACACGTCCTTACGACCCCATGGACGTGCCTCGTACAGAGTTCCTCAAGAACTGTGAAATCTTCTATGACGAGGAGACCCGATGAAGTTCAACATCGTTTTCCTGTTACGCGGACCAGCGGGCACTGTCCCTGCACCTAACAACACGAACCCGGTCGAAGCGAAGAACATGAAGGAACTTCTTGAACTACTCGCACCACATGTCCCAACTGGTGGACAACTCGGTATTGAATGTGTAGGTATCGAGATCAAACAAGTTCATGAACCAAAGGAATACGTCTTCAAGAGAGGCGAATTGAAAGAGGTAGTTGAGAATGAGCGAGATCAAGCCGACACTCGGCGAAGCACCACCGTTGTCCCCGCCCCACAAATCCACACTCCGGGACAAACAAAGCCGCCACCTAATCCACCTAAATGGTCACCTCCTATGTGCGGTGGACACGGAGACATCGGGACTGGACCCGGAAGTCCATGAGATATGGCAATTCGCATGTCTCCCGCTCGATTCGTTCTTCCGGCCTTGCAGGGATATTAACCCGTTTGAATTGAAGTTGAAACTCAACAAACCTGAGACCGTGGACCCAAATGCGATGACACGGGAACAATTTGTTGCGGTTCAACTCAAGGGAGTGGAACAGGAGATCGCGGCCGACCTGTTCGAGGAATGGGTGGAACGTCTGCAATTGCCCGATAACAAACGCATTTGTCCCCTGGCTCACAATTGGCCATTTGACAGGGACTTTCTCATAGCATGGTTGGGCCGCTTACGCTTCAACCACTTGTTCGATGCTCGTTATCGGGATACGATGTGCTGCTCACTGTACGCAAATGATCGAGCGGATGCTCACATAGAGCAAGTACCCTATCCGAAGCAAACGCTCGGATCACTTGCAGTTCGACTGTGCGTCGATAACCCGATGGCACACGACGCGATGAACGACTCCATGGTTACTGCGGAAGCATACCGAAAAATGCTGTCGGAACTGTTCTAGGGCCAAGGTCCCTTGCATGTTTCGTTGCAACCATTGACACAGAGCTCCGGGTTCACTTTTATACCCTTTAAGGTACAGAAGTCCCGGAGCTTATTTCTGCCACTCACATGACAGAAATACTCCTGGTTGAGTTCTCTGTGCGAGCATGTGCAATAATTCATTACGAATTGGAATGGGTCCATTTCGTCTTGCGTGTAGCCTGGAATGACTTCAAGAGGGAGTTTCTCTCTTGGTTGAAAAATTAGTCTTCCATCAGACTGTTTCCTTGGCATTTTAATTTCCCCATTACTCCATCCACACGGGCACTTGCATAAAGTATTTCTTAACGCCAGCAGTGGTAGAATACTCTCCTACAAGTGCCATTACTCCTGCGGGAATCGTCTCATCCCCATCTATTTGAAGTTGGTCACAGGACACAACTTTCTCCTCTTCTCCAACCAAGATTTTAACCTGATAGGTTCCTCCTGAACCACTCAAAACCTCACCACGATAGACACCAGGTTTGCCTCCACCGAGTAGGTACTTGAACGATGTAACAATTACTCGGTTCGGGTTCCTTGGGTCACGCTTACGGCTTGTAACATAAAACACATTGACAACATCACCAACCTTGAAAGGCTCAGTTGGGTCAAACGGTGCAACAGTTGTGGGAACAGGGTCTTTAGTCCTTCCATAAGGATAAACATTTACTCTGTATCCAGTCCCAACAACTGCGATGACAACACCCGGTAGTGTTCTGTTTTCGCCCTGCACAAGTGGAACGGGAGGCACTACTCTTGGAACAACAATTCTTCGACCACGCGAATCGAAGATTGGCCGTCTACTTGGATCAGTGTTCACCTGAGGAACGATAGTGATGCTGTTGTCAACTTCCTGTGATCCTGGGTTCGGGTTGCCATCACTCGGTCGAGTGCGTTCCTTCTCTTTCTTAACCGTGGTCTTACCCTTAATCGGGACCTGCTTCGGCGACGCATGATTGATCGGTGCCAAATCACCGATAGCATCCTTTCCAGGGGCAAAAGTGTCCTCTACCGGAGCATAGATAATGAGTTCATTATCCACTGGCCAGGCAAAGTTGTACTTCGTCATTTCACCAAGACGTACTGGCAACCAGACCGTGAAAGACATTGTTCTTGCATCCGTATCGATTTGCACATTTTGTACGATACCTGTCACAGGGCCATAACAGGCATAATTGTTTGTGAAATTGATTGTCACAGCATCGAAACTTTCAATGCGTAACTTGTGCAATGGCGTCTTGAACTGGACTAATTTCCATGTATTGGAGTTCCTGATAATCCAGAATGTGGCAGCAAGATCAACGGGTTCTGGGTTGCAATAGATGTACCAGTCGGTGGTTTGTTCGTGGAGTCCGTATTTTCCGATGTTATTCCGAAGAATAATCTTGTTCGGACTCTGTTGAGTGTAAGACACCTTGTATTCTGCGGTGAGTTTGGTAAGCAAGCTCTCCGTGTCTGTGTGATGGATCTCAAGTGAGCCATACACGATGTCAGACTCGCTAATAGTTTCAACCGGGCTCGGTTCATTGGGTAAGTACCTAAAATAGAAGACTTCGTTCTTGAGCCAGATGGCACACCGGGCTTGATACGAAATCTCCTGGAGGACGGTTAAGAGATTCTTTCTGTCAAAGAGAGTGAAATTACTTTGAAACGGATTGACAGCCGCTCGCGTTTCGTAGAAGGTCGTTGCATCAATGGAAAGGTTCGGGGCGTATGTCTGAATGAGCCATGCAAGCTGGTCACAGGTGTTCGACCCTATTGGTGAAACCAAGTCGATGAAGAGTTCATCATCCCAGCCCTCGTCTTCATAGTACGACAATGGCTTCACAAGAGTGATAATGGTTGCCGTAATCGTGCCATAGTTCACGTAACTGATGGCGTAGTAATTCGTTGGAACAGGTGTCAGAATCTTTGCTTGTCCGCGTACCTGATAGGCATTGACACTGAGGATTGTCACAGGTAGCATCGACACGAGATACCGCACCGGCATAGACGTAAGAATCTGTATCGTTTGTCCAGCGGGAATCCACAGCCATCCAGGTGCCGTTTTAGCAGCATTAGGATCAACGACGACATCGATGCTGTCCCCTTTATCACCATCTGCCTCAGCACGAATGTAATTGTTGATATTGAAACGATCACCAACCATCGAACCATTGAAAGTCACTCCGCTGAGCTTGATGCTCATCGGAATACCTTGCGGGAACAAGTTACCGTTATGAACACCAAGTGATGATCGGTAACGAGCTTCCTGATCTTCCTTTTGTTGCTCAAGTTCACTACGCTGTTGGTACAGGTCCGTAATCTGTGCCCAAATTGCCTGGGAACGGATTCCCATTTCATGAAGATTATCTAATCGTGCATTGACGTACTCCAACCCGTAAGGATCACTTGGGAAATCCTCATGGTCGTGGAAAATGCCAAATGTACCATACTGCTCGTCATGCTGGTGGAGGTCTTCAAGATACTTCTCCCATTCCTCACGGTACATGTCGGCATTTTGCTTGTGTAGTTCGGCAGCTTGGACAAAAATCAAGTCATACATTTGCTGATCGAGTCCCTCGTCCACAAGACCGATACTGTCGGTCACTGTGCCGGTAGGGATTGGTTCGATCTGCAACGGACTCACTTGAGGACTAGTGCCGAAACACAATGGCCACGCTTTGCCGATGAGGTCTGCCGGTATATTGGAAAATTGTCCTTCCTCAGGTGAGAAGCCGACTTCGGCATCCTCGATTTTGGAGACGATTTCAAATTCAATTGTCCGTTCAGCCGCACTCCAGACAATTGGTGTGTTAATCTGTCCGACGAAAAGAATGAAAGCATCCGATAGTGGCAACTCACTGAACCACTGGTAGACTTTCACTTTTCGTTTGTGAATATCACAGGTATCATAAATCGCCTTGATCGATCCATCGGTATCATCCAACTTGACACTAACTGACGACGAGTTACTACTGCCAGAGATATTGACCACATCTTCGACATCACCCAAATCAATAATTTTGCCTTGCACGTTCAACGGTTGGAATTGCCGATCACAGTAGAACGTACTCTGGAACCCGTTCCAGAAGATTTCGAGTAAGATTAAGGGTTCGCCGCCCTTTTTCTTCAAAATCGTCGAAAGGGCAAGAGGCGAAATGTTTCTCATACCGGTACTCCCTGAAATTCAAATTCGCAATTGAAACCGCCACAAGAAACCTTATCCTCGCGGCCCGACTGTGTGATAGGAGTCTCTGGGGTGATGATGAACCCAGTCCATACGACACCCTCATGATCCGTTAGCGTAATATCTTGTCCGAGTGTCGCGTCCAAGAACGCGAGGAACTCCTTGGCTTTTGTGTTCGACAGATTGACGAAACTGAACTTCAAGATTTCAGTTTTTGGCCAACTCGGATGAGCCCAGATAATCAAATCACCCGCACGTGAATTACGCTGGACCCTGGAAAGCTCAATTGAGTCTGTATTACCGAACCGTGGCACTTTAAGTGTCAGCGACCATGAACCATAGGTCAGAATGACCGGAGTATGGACCGGAACAGCCGGAACCACAATAACGGGCTGTAGGCTATTGGCCTTATAAACAGAAGCCGCATGTGCCATGACCAGGGTTGAGGATGTGACACCGCCCAACTCCTTTGTAACCGTGGCCACTTGGTTAATGGTAAGTTGACCGTATGCTCCGTGTGCCACTCCAGGAGTTACGCCAGTATTGGCGAAGCCTATTACGGACGTAGCACTAACGGGAATAACTCGTTTGCCAGCCTGCGAGAAACTCAGCAAGTTACTGGCAGAAACTTCAATGGCTCTACGTGCTGCATCAGTGAACGCAAGAAGGCTCTCGGCTGAGAGAAGCACTGTGCGGTTATAGACACTCCCTTGAGTGAAATTGATTTGGTTTGCAACAGTGACATTGATATGGTTGTGTCGTGCAACCTGAGTAAACGTAATGGTACTATCGGCCGCTTTGGTCGCCACTGGCAACGACCCAGCACCGGAATTGAAGTTCAGGGCACTTTGGGCAGAGACAATGATGTCGGCCATAAAATACTCCGGGGAGTGTTACTCCCCGGAGTTCCTTGGTTAGCAGGAAACGGTGTAGGTGACTTTCAGCGAGTCGCCGTTGGACACCGGAACGTCGGCCGCAAACAAGGCCGTCGCCCAAAGTTTTCCAGTCGTACCGGCCTTGGTATTGACGCTCGTTGCGAAAATACCCTTGACAGTACCAGTCGCATTGATGTCGAAGGTTGCTGCCACGGAGTTGGTTGTCGATTGGGCTGCCGCGTTACCGCTGCCCCACGCGACACGAGTCGCCTGAGTGTAGCCGGTGAACTCGGTCCAACCACTGTGGCTGTTCATCACGTCAGTCGCGGCCAGGGCCGTGTACGAGACCAACGAAATGAGGCCCAGGAACCAACTGTTGTTCGCAACGACGGTGCCGTTGTTGAACATCACATCGAGGATGAGATTCTTCCCTTCGTTGGTAATGTCATTCACGGTGTCGTGAATGCCCAACAGAAGCCCATCCTTGTTGTACTGAAACATTCGGATCGGGTTGTGGAAGAGGAGCTTGCTGTTGGCTCCACGCTTCCCGAAGCCCGGACGAGTGGCATGACGGAGGTTGAGGGCAGAGCCGACACCACCATCAAAGCCCGCGGGCACATTGCTGACGATCGAACTGTCGTACATGGTTACTCCTTAGATTGAACCACGCCGTATCTGACGGCGAAGATGTTTGTAGACTGCACGGGCCGTCTCCGCACTGTCCTTCCCTCGCGGGACATTGATCGTGATATCACCCACGTTAGTGGTGACCGCTCCGCCTTGTGAAAAGCCTCGCGGCTGTCTGAATGACCCTCGGTTGATGGCAACCAAGGTAGAGTAAAATTTACGGGTTGCATCGGCCTTGATAATCATTTCACCGCCACGAGCGGCAATAAGTCTATCGTCCGGGCCGTGACTATTGAATCGGCCTCCAATGAGCCCGCCTTCGGCAAGTCCTTCTACTGGACCAAAATCCCCACCGACACCTTGGAAGTCTTGAGGTCTTGGTGCAGCAGGACCAACGACAACAGCAGCACCACCTTGCAATCGTTGCAAGGCCTCGGCCATTTGTTTAATAGCAGCAGCAGTCTCACGAAGACTGTCTGTCGCTGGATTCAACCCGGCTGCGATATTTCGTCCGATATCTCCGGCCGCAATTGCAACAGCGTTAAGATTGGTGCCAACACCACCAATTCCGCCAGCCATGCCTTGGACTTGTAGGTTCACTCGGGTGAGTGTATCCTCTGCCGTTTGTATGCCGGTTGTAGTAACTCCAATGCGTTCACGTCCCTCACGCAGACGTGTTAGTTGCTCTTGGGCTTCGGGAGTTAATTGTACCTGATTAAGGTCTCTACCAGATTGACTTGCGTCATTGAATCGTGTTTGACGACGCAACAACTCTTCATACAATCTTTCTACTTCCCTTAGTTTTGCAGCATAAGCCTCCATGTCCGCTGGAGCTTGCGAATTGGCTGCTGCAACACGAAGACGTTCTGCCTCCGCTGCCGCCGCTTTAAGTGCATCATTTGTGGCGATAATTTGAGCACGTTGCTGGTTCCAAGGAGCACCTTGGAACGTACCCAGATGTTGACCCTGAGCATCACCGCGTGCGATAATTCCGAGATTGGAACCACCTGAGGCAAGTGCTTCTCGTCTGGAGGCATTGTTATCACGAAGAGCTTGAGCGGCTTGGTCACGGCTTGCAATCAAATCTTCAAAGGCTTTCTTGATTGCATCCTCACGAGCCTTAGCTTCGGCAGCGATTCTCTCTCGTGTGAGTTGTGCAGCGATAGCATTCCGTTGCTCACCGATACGTCGCTCCACATCCCGCATAGCTTCTTCGGTTGCTCGATGATTCTGCAACTGTGCTTGCAATGCAACCAGTCTCGCTTGAGTGACTGCACCACCTAACTGCAAAACTTGTTCAGGTGTAAGCGTTCCTTCGGTCAAACCTCTTTGGATAGCTGAGGCTTGGTTCTGACCAATATCACGCTGCAAGCGACCCATTTCCGCTTGCGTAAGCGTAATAGGAGCCAGAGCCGCACGAGCCGCTGCTGCTAGACGATTGAATTCTGCCTCTGCGTTTGCGAGACCTTCTGGTCCCCTGAACTGTGGAAGCAATTCGCCCTGGGTATTCGTGACAGAGAACTCAGCCAATGCACGGGTCGATGAAGTAATTTGCCGTTCGCGGGCTCTTTCGAGGTTAAGCAATGCCCGGCTCTCGGCTTCGATCCGAACCTGCATATTCTGAAAGTTACGTTCCATCTCTGCCTGGGTGTTGTTTACATCATCCAGGTTTCGACGCAAACCCTCCGTATCAACACGGAAGATAAACGTACCACTTCGTCCGCCGGCACGAAGATTGAATTCAAAAATACGTCGTTGTTGTTCAGTTTCCAGATTGAACTGTTGCTGAGTCAAACGTTTAATTTCTTCAAACTTTCTTCGAGCAGATTCAATACCTGCTACATCTCCACGCCGACCAGCTTCAACAGCCTCCTCTTCCAAGGTCGCGATGCGTTCGGCGATCAACGCGACTTGCTGGTTCTTGACAATTCGTTCCGCAGACAGTTGATTAGCTGCCTGTTGCTGTTCGACAGGATTCTTGAATGCTTGAACATTCGAGACACCTCTGCCGAGTATATTCAGACGTTCCTGGAAGAGCGTGTTCCCAATCTCATCACGGAATTTCTGAATTTCTTTAGCACTGTCGCGAACACCTTGACGTGCCGCTCGCATCCGTTGCTCAAGTTCGCTGATCTTGTCCTTGATCTCATCTGCGGCGACACCAAGGGCTGCCCTGAGGTTGTCAGTCGATGAAGTCAAAAGATTTCGACCTTCGTTTCGCAGTCTGACGGCCGTTGCCGTGATCGGCTGTAACAGACTTAAGAAACCACGTTCCGCTGCCTGACTCTGGGTTACAAATGCAGCCCGTTGAGTACTAAGTGACGTGTCCAATGCACGCATTTGGCGTTCGTCAATTCTTGCCCGATTCTCAAGGGTCCGATTAAGTGCCTCAGCCGCGTCCCTGGCAAGAAGAAACTTATCAATCAAGATCGTGGCAGCACCGATAATAGCACCGATACCTGCGGAAAGTGCAATTGATTTAAGAGAAATTCCCAAACCGGCACTTGCACTTGCAGCGGTGTTCGTTGCACTCGTCACTCCATTGAGACCATTGATATGCTTATTGATCCTTGCACTCATCTGAGTGCCAAGAGAGATTCCAAAAGCATCGTTAATGAATTTGACAGCCGCAGTCGCAAACTCCATTGACTTAAGAACACCAACGTAGGTCCCTCCAAGGAGAATCAACGTGGTCAGCGATGGCAGAAACGGAGTAATCGTAGCGACAATCTTGGAAATAATACTCGCAAACTGCAAACCAACAGCCGTCAAATCAGACAGTGTTTGAATCAATTTAAGAGCGAGCTTATCAAGACCTCCAAAAGGTTCGCCAATCTTGAGCAACGCTGCGGTGAGTTTCGGGCCAAAGTTGGTGGTCATCTCAGTCAGGATGTTGTTCATCTGACTTCTGAATTTCTCACCAACATTCGCTGCTTGTCGTTGACCAGCCGCGTCAGCTTGTCCCTGGATGTTTGGGTCACTCAATTGAGCAATATCCCCTTCGATATTGGTGCCGCTTTGAAACAGACCAATACCTCGACGACCACGGATGTTGGGGAAGATTTCACTGACACTGATACCAACCTTCTGGGCTTCCGCCAAGATGGCACGCAAAGCCGCTGGGAAGCCTCCTCTGAGACGGATGAGTGTTTCAGCCGAAGACACGTTCAATCGCTCAAACACGGTTGCCATTGCAGCCGACGGCTTTTCCAATCCTTGGAAGATACCACTCAACTGAGTCTCAGCTTCGGACAGTGGCACACCTGCCCGCGTGATAGCGGTCAAGGTTCCACCGACTTCCTCAAATGAGACACCTAACTGTGCCGCGACCACGTTCACACGGCCCATTGTACTCTGAATGTCTTCCAAACGGAAACGACCGAGGTCAACCATTCGGAAGAACTGGGCACCCAGTCTACCAGCTTCACTGATTGGAAGATTGAAGGCATTAATTGCACTCGACAGAGCGTTAACCGCAGCTACCGCACTTGAAGACGTAGTACGAGCCAGTTTCAGGGCTTCGGTCATAAACGAGAAATCGCCAGCCGTCTTAATGATCTGGTTCGACAACGCTTGGTACACGGCCTCAGCAACGTCACCGGGCGGTTTGTTGAACTGGATTGACAACTGCCTAATCTGGTCATTGAACCCTTGGAAACTGATCCCTGTACGGTCACCAATAGTCAGAATTTCACCTAGAGACTGTTGAAACTTATTGGAAGCGTCAACAGATTGGGTGAAATCCGTAATCAAGTTACCGAGTACACGGTGGATGACTTGTGCCTGAATCAGCCGTGCAACGTGAGACAACCCAAGGAGTGCTCCTCGCGTGAGTGTTTTCTGTGCCTCATCAGCCCGCTTAGTTGCCTCTTGAATCTGGTGATAGCCAATAGCGACTTGTTGGAGCTTGGATAACAGGGCCGGTGGAACCGGAGGAAGTCCACCACCGCCACTAGCGGTAAAGAGTTTTCCAGAACCGACAGGATCGCTGACAACCTTTTCAAACACAGTTTTCAACTGTGCCATGGTCAGAGTACCCTTTTTTGCAGTTTCAAAAAGGTCTCTTAACTTACCTTGAAACGAGATTACTTGGGACTCATTGGCCCTACCACCGAATTGAAACCTAGAACTAACATCACGGGTGAATGCCGAAAACTCCTGGGCCGTTGAACCCGGAGGTGCCACTTGTGTTTGTCGCTTGGCTTCTCTAAGTTTGATCTGGAACTTGTCCAAGAGGATGATAGCATCCTGCATCTCTTTGCGGAGACCAACTTCACTCCCTGGAGTGCCACCCTTCCGTAATTGGTTCTGTATCTGGCTGAGAGTTGTCGAGGCTCCTGTGAGGTCCTGGGCGATTGCCTTCGTGATTTTCTCATGGACTCTCGTAAGATCGGCCTGGAGGTTCGGTGTCAACTTGGTTGTATCGAGGCCACGAAGTCCAACGAACTTGTCAGCTTGGCTACTGGCCTTGAACTTGTCTTGGAGTTTTTGAAACTCGATAGTCTCCTTCTTCATGTCACGAATCTTATCCGTCGCGACAGTGATAGTTGAATTGAGTTTTTCAAAAGACGTGACAGTTTGGCCACTAATCTTTTGGGAAACTTGTCCCCAATTCTCAGTTAGAATCTTGCCATCAGTCGCAAAGGTTTTGATGACCTCTCCAACTTTTTCCTCTGCCTTGTTAAACTTGAGAAGTGTAGTGACACTATCCCCCACAACAGTATTAAGTGTATTGAAGAAATTGTAGACAGCACTTTGACCGGCAGCTAGTCCACTTGTGTCAACGCCGATTGTGTTTTGTGTAAAATTAGGCATCACCTATCCCTTGATTCTGTTTGGATATTGTCTTACCATTTCTACCGACCGTAACCCTAGTTGAGGAAATATATTTATCGATTGCTGGTAACCGTTTCAAACCAACTTCAACGAGATACTTATTAAAAGCCTCTTCACCAATTTGAAAACTCTTCCACGGTGTGTTGCGTATCTTCGAGTTAGCTTGAAGTTCATTTATACTGTAGTAAATGACTGACACACCATAATGAAAAAGATATTTGCCACCAAAATTAGTGAATACTTTTGCTGGCGGTGTTGAAAATCTCCGAGCCGCCTCCGGTGTCTTCAACGTAGTCGAACCGGACTCGTGATGATAGAATTCTCTCAACCGAGGCTTAATCAGTCTAGCTTTTCCACGCCGTTTCTCCTCTCGCTTGAGAAAAGCCCCACGGTTCGTGGCAGCGGAAAGACCAATTGCTGTTGTTAAATTCAAAAGAGTGCCCGCCGCGAATCCAGTGCGGACGGGCACCTGAGCTACTGCCGCACGATACCAAGCTCGTGCGGCATTTCGCATTTCAAGTTGAATGGCCGTATCGAATGCTGCCGAGAATTCCTTACGTTTGAATTCAAAGGTATGCAGCGTAGCTTTGATAAACATTAGAACCTCGACATTCCTACTTTGGCCATAGCTTCGTTCAACTCCATCTCCTCATGCTCCCGAACCTGGGAAAATGCGACGAGTTGGGCTTGTGCCCAAACGCCGCAGTTATCCCAGGACTTATTCACACCAGGAGGTAGTACACCAAATCGTTCGCAAGCGGCCCAGATTCGGTAGTCCTGGGTCCGCCCCTCCTTTAAGATTGTGGGAGGGGTTCGGGTTCCACTTGCGTTCGTGCAAAAGACTCGCGTGCCGCCTGGATTTTCGTTTCATCGAGGCAGTTGGCGATCATGATGCCCTGAATGACGCGGTTCGTCTCAATTGAGGAGAACCCGGCATTCTTGAATTCCTCTTCGAACTTGAGCCAGCTTTCCGGGTCTGTGAGCTTGATGAGGTCAAACTCAAGACCCGGTGTGCCGAGCAGAAGGGACTTGATAAACAAGTAGTATTGCTGCTTCTTGTTGTAGTCCTCCATCATACCGATATAGATTTTATCGGTCAGATCGGGGACTTTCTCGCCGCCCTTCTTAATCATGTTCTTGGGCGTCGGCATCTTGACCATCCCCTTGAACTCATCATAGTCCAAGACCGCCTGTGCCTTGAACACAACTGGCGGGTCATCCCCACGAGGGATGATGATGGTTTCGATACACGACCCCGCAATCACTTGTCCATTGATCTTCATACACTCACTCCAATGAGTCCTGTTTCCAGCATCAGGACGGGTTAGGTCGGACGGGTAACGGTGGGCTCGATGACATTGCACTTGCCGGTCATCGAGATTGTTGCAGCCTTCATGTCAAAATCGAGTTGCTCGAACCGGAAGCCGGGGAAGAAGTACAACTCGTTCTCGATGTCAAGGCACGGAGGATCGTAGAGGATTTCCACGTCCAACGAGAAGGGACGGCACGTATCCGGATCGGACGAGACCCAATTGGCCGCTTGCCCACGCTGCTTGAGTGCATCAATGGGAGTCGGTGGATCACCCGACGGGGACCGGAGAAATTCCCAGGACATTTCGAGCTTCAACTCCAAGGGCTCTTGATCGCCGTCGCGGACTTCGTTCAAAAGACCTCGGTCGAGGGTGTATTCGCGGGCGTGCTTCTCGGTCCACGAAGCATTGCCCTCGCCCACAGTGATTTCGAGTTCGTGTGGCTGGAGGGTAATGACCGCAGCGTCCAAGACAGCACCGGTGAGACCCGGCGTAAAAGTAATACTGGTCGTATTACTCAACGTCTCAGTGTGGGCGGTAATCATGTGCGTTGCGGTGCTTCCGACAACCTTGAAGAAGTCGAAATCCACGACTGCACCAGTGAAACCGCTCACAATCATGGTTGTTGCACCAAGGGCGTAGTTAGCCACATTGGAGACGATCGGCGAGCCGAGCGTGGGTGCATAGCCATCTTTGAACTTGACTTTGCACTTTTTCAGGTCCAATTTACTCATGTGAGTGTTGTCCTCATTCAGTTTTGAGGTCCATTCGATAATGGCCCTCGACTGTGGATTGGGTTAACTTGATATCCGTCTCAATCTGACCGAAGTTAGAGACGATAATCGCCTCCCTTTCCTCAGTCTGGATTTGGAAACACCCAAGCTGGGCTTGGTTATCGAACTCCCCGTTCCCTAGGCGGAAGACGGGTATTTCAGTTCTGAATGCGTCATAGATTATACCCACACTTCTCTCATGTGAGTAGAAATCTTGCGTACTCAGGTTTGTGGCAACCAAAAGGTTCACTTCAATGCGGTGTGTCCAATAATTGTTACTTGGCTCTTTTGAGAACGGTCCGTCAAGACGGAATTCGGCCCATTGAGGCAGTTTTGTAACAACCCGACCTTCCTGGTCAATGTACGGCGTTCCTTCAAATTTCAAATGCAATCCACCGTCCTTGTCCACAAGCTGCTGAAAAAACTTTAGGACGGATGCTTTGATCCAACGCGGAAGATGCCTCGTCAGGGTTCTTTGCATTAGTTACCTCCTTGAACTGGGTTCAAGTTGGATACAACTGTCTCATCAAGAATCTGGAATGGTGGAGTTCCTTCCGTCTCCTTTGCTGTGATGAGATAACCAAGATTTTCGGTGATCGCCTCGACCTGACGCAATACATAGTAATGACGATCGTGTACGATGTAGTCTTCATGCATCAGAACAAAGTTCTTCGGCAAATCAACCCCATCCACGATCATGAGTCTTGTATCAACGTCATAGTGGCCTCCATAGGCGAAGTTTTTGTTTGCGGCGATATAAGAAAGATCGTATGAAAACTTCCTCAAGAGAGCCGAAGGAAGAATGACAGCCTTCCGTACATCTAGCCTCAAACGCTCACTGTTGTATTTTCCAGTATCCACGTCCACGCTTTGAGACTTGAAACGATAGATGGATATTGGATAACCATAAGCTCGCTTGAGCTTATAGATAACTTGCTTCACGAATGAAAGCTGATTCATCTCGTCTCCTCAAAGGCCCCGCACCGCACTCAATAGAGTGCAGTGCGGAACATTGATCTCTTAGCCGAGCAAAACGGCTCCGAGATTAACATCGAGGACCGCCGTGCCGAACAGAAGGTCGATAACGACCTTGGTGGACTGGGCGTCGATGTCGTACTGCATGGTCACGCGAACGGACAGACCGTTCAAGCTGACCACGGCCGAACGAGCACCGGTCCCTGGCAGCGGGGCCGACAACGGACGGGAAACGAAAGCCAACGCATTCCGGTGGAAGGCGAAGTTGTATTCGCCGCCTCCGCCGAGGACCACGATGGCATTGTCCGCGATGCCCGCAACGAGCGGACGATCGACTTGGATGCTGGTCGTCGAGGGCTGTCCGATGACGGTGTACAAGTTCGTATCGGCGGTGCCGAACTGAACGAGTTGACCGACTTGCGGAGCCGCGGTGAAGCCATCAACGGCAATGTAGCCATCGTAGCCAGCCGGGTAGCCAGTAGCACCCCACGCCAAAGTCGTAAGACTCTGATTGACAGCACCCGGAGTCGCGGACGAAACCACGGCATTGTCAACCACAGCACTCGCAAGAGCCGGGCTGATCGTGATCTGCGTGGTATTGCCCAAGGTTTCCGTGTGGGCGGTAACGCGGTACAAGCCCGCGGCACCAGCGATGCTCACGTGAGCACCCGTCACAACCGCACCCGTGAAACCGTCAACCGCCAAAACGGTTGTACCAGCGGGGTAGCCAGCCATCAGGTTGATGGCACCGGCGATATTCGTACTGAGGCTCGTGGAGATCGAGCTCAT